TTACATGTTTCCAACAAGAATGGACCCAATGGGCCTGCTCTTGGAGGGATTGCATTGGATTGGATAGCTGTTCGAAACCAAGGACTCGTAAACGATATCTTTAGTGTCGCAGAACTAACCAACAATACTTTCTTAAAACAAGTAATGTACTCCTTTTATAGTCAACCAATCGAGATTGAAACCGGTGACATATCCAATATTTGTGCATCCCGACTTGCTTTAAAGCAAGAGCCGGGAGGCAAGAACAGAGTATTTGCCATCGGAGATTATTTTACACAGTCAGCTTTTAAAAGCTTACATAAATATTTGTTTAGATTTCTTCGTCAGCTAGCTGAAGATGGAACCCATTCACATAATTATGTATCTCAAATTTGTAAAATTTGGAGCTCTGATAAGAACAATAAAATTTCTTCTATTGATCTTACCGGAGCTACAAACTTTATTGATTGTGAGGTACTGGGTGAAATAGTTTCTTCAATTGCCGGAGAAGAATATGCTAGCCATTGGGTAAAACTAATGGTTGACAGAGACTTCAAAGACATTGAAGGTCAATCTAGACGGTATTCAGTTGGACAGCCTATGGGATTTTATTCCTCATGGGCTATGTTAGCTATATGGAATCATTTAATGGTAAGGACATGTAGACATGCCTTAGGATTACATCCGCAAGCGGATGACCCCCAATTTGTAATTATTGGGGATGATGTAGCCATTTTAGGTGAAGATGTTGCTCACATGTATTTACATTTATGTAAACTCATGGGAGTTCCAATATCACCTTTAAAAGGATTTAGTGATGCAACTAAAGCAACATCATTAAATCTTATAGATAACAATTCCAACATGAATTCTGTTGAGATCGCTAAGCGAATATTCGTCGATGGAGTTGAACTAAGCCCGATGTCACCAGTAGAAATTACTGGAGGCATGGAGTCTAGTTACAACTTCCCTTCACTACTTTTAAGTATGGAGGAACGTGGTATTTATACTACGAACGACGAACGTATAGTGAAAATCCTTGCAAACAGAACACCTAACTATCAAACATCTTTAGATGTTTCTCTGTTCCCTATGGCACCGTCCCTTAATTGGGTTTCGATACCTAACGGAATAGTTGTTAAGATAGATAAGTGTACTGATAGTTTCTGGAACGGTAAACCGTTTCCTCTTATAAGTCAATTATTTTATATTTATATAAAACAACGGATTTTAAGATCTGTCGATTCCTTCGAGAAGACATTAATGCCTATCGTGGAAATGGACCCAAGAACTACTTTTACTTGTAAGGAATATAAATTCTCAAGCCAAAGTCATTATCTATGTCTGCAATATATTGCACACTTAGCTAATAAAATGTCAAAAGACATTCAATCTAGGATTCAAATAGTTGGAGAGCAAAGAGCTCAAGAACTAGATAATTCACTAGAAGCCCAGGTAGAGAAATCTCGTACTATAAGAAGAGACATCGGATTGATTTCAGCGATATTTGAACTTGAAGGAATTATGATAAATCCTAATTCAACCAAGTATCTTACAAAGCTGGAACAATCAGATAGAATCATCACCGAAGTGGTAAGAGATATAAAAGCTATTTTAAAATAGTTTCTTTATATCTTAACAATTGGTCATATAGTACCGCTGTACTCAAATCGTAAGTACAACGTTTAATGGGGCTGTAACCTTAGTTTACTAGGTTATGGATATCGGTTTACCGAACATCCGAGAACTTAACAGTTCTCGATGGGGGATCCCGCGCATGCGGG